CTTTGATCAGTCTGTGAAGAAAGTTGGTTATTAACACCAAAACTATCTTGGATAATCTCACCAGTAGAGTCTTGCTGAGGACTTTGTGTTGGATTTATCGTCAGGTTGTTAGCTGGGTGTATGATGTGTTTAACGCCAAGTTGGTCTATCCACGACAATCTAACATAGTTTACGTAGTCTTGAGGGATTGGTAAACTAAGACTAGGAGGTATTGTTAATTCAATTGAGCTTACACTTTTCAATGTGTCGTAACTAAATTCTTGAAGACCTCTTTTAGCGTGGAATATAACATCAGTTCTCTTAACACTAGGTATAAGCTTACCAGCTCCAACGTAAGCGATTAAAAAGTTGTTTATGATATCTCCAAGCTTTATATAAGAATAACCTCCGTAATTAGCCTCTAATGCAGCCACAAACAGAACTACTCTTACAAGTATACCTGGATTTAAATCAATTGGCGTATCATTTGTGCCACTTACTACTGTATTTGTTGTGCCAGTCTTAACCTCTGACGGGATTGTTACCCAAGTAGAGCCGCTATTGTTACTAGTTTGTAAGTAGTAATTTCTATTGTACTCACCCACCACTCCATCTGTAAGCTCAGTGTTAAGAGTTGTCACAAATTCATTCTGTACGGAAGTTAGGTTGTACACCTTCTGACCAACGTAGTACTCTTCATTTGTTTCGGTAATTAAACCTCCGTTTGGTGTTGACATATTTTATTAGCTTTTTTCGTTTATCTCTTCTGCTCTAGCCTCTTGAGTAGCTACTTGAATTACCTGTGGGTCTCTGATTACTACGCCAAAGTAAAATAATACTTTAATTATAAAGTCAGTCTGCTCAGAAACGTGTAGTTCTATATCTGTTGATCCGTACGTGCTGTCAGCGTTAAAGTCTGATTCTTGAAGTGTTATTATCGCTCCAAAAGAATCAATACCTAACTGGTCGTCATTAATTTCTATTTGATCTCCAACTTTAAATCCAGTACCTGCTGACACAACACTTATAGACACAGTATCGGTAGATGTTACGGTTGCACTTAGTATTAACCCAGTTCCAACTCCAGTTGTCTGATAAGTTGGCGTGTAAGTTCCTATTACACCGTCAATAACATTTTGAGTTATACTGCTTGTTAGTACGTTAGAACCTGTATTTAGTAAAGAAGCTCCGTATGTAGTAGGGTCGTAAACATATTGCCCTAATCTACCTACGCTATACCCCCATCTAGGCTCTTTTGGTTTTCTAAGGTAATCTAAAGATATTCCAGTCTTTATTGAATCTGGCTTAACGTATATTTTTTCGTTCTCGTACAGACACGTTGGAAAGTATTTTGTCGATGCTGTTAAAGGTGATCTCTGTATGTTATAGAAATCATGTCTTTGCAATCTTTGTAATTCAACTTGGTTATTATTTAACCCGGTATACACAACCTGACCTAAGCGATATAAGTCTACTGGCATTGTCCAGTAAGGAGTGTTTGGTGTTGTGGTGTTGTCGTATAATGCGTCACCAAATGTCTTAAATATAGATAGTTTCTCATCTGTATTCATTACCCTGTCCGAGTAATCAGCATCGGCTTGTGGAATCCGAATTTGCTGGTTTAGTTCTTCTGCATAGTTTTCAAACATCTGCAATTGAACTTGATTGGCTATTTTATTAAACTCAGATGGAGGTACATAACCTCTTTGTTCTTTATTGAGAATTAGTAAAGTAGTTTTATATACATCGTTAATGTTTATAGCCATATTTTAATTTATTGATTATATCAGTTAGGTCAGCTTTGAACTGACCTAACCTCTATAATATATTACGTTGTTATACTAATTTCTTCTCGATAGATGAAAATACTTCCATACCCTCATCTGTCTTAAAGAATGCAGCCATAGCAGAATATGGATGCTCATCAAACGGAACGGTAATTAATTTCCTACCATTAGAGGCCCACGTAAATGTTCGTTGGTCTTGAGATAGTTTAATTATACCCTGTTCAGCAGCCTTTACAGCAACATTTCTTAGTTGAATGTTTTCGTCAATAGCTAAACTAATAAATAGTTTTGGATTTTGCTTCGCCAATAAAACCAAGTCTCTCCTGATTTCTTTGCTTGTCATTTTAGATACTGACGATCCTTTTTCAGCTCTAAGGATAGCCTCTGCATGATCAATATCTAGATTTATAGCAGCTGTCATTGCCTCTACTTCAACCTCTAAGTCCTCTAATCCATATTCAGCTTGCTCAACTGGATCAAATTCTTTGTATAATTTGTTTTTATGTGGGTGGAAAATAGAAAGTAATTGTTGCAATGATTGCTGTTCTTTTGGAACAAATAACGTTCCATTTTTGAATACAATATGCTCTAGTGTTACAGATCCTTTTTGCTCATCAACAAAACAACTTTTTTGGTTCGTAGCATACCGTATCTCTCTTTGTGTTCTCATTTCTGAGTCATACCAAAATAACGGATGTCTTGGACTGTGCTTACTAGCTAATGTGAAAGTAAGTGGTGATTTGTTATTTGTTAAAAAATATTGACGGTCTTTTATTTCCCAATCATCTTGTTTTTTAACCGATGGTTTAACTTTTGCTGAGGCTTTAGGTTGTTCCACCGTTTCTTCGTAATCTTCGTTAAACACTTCTTGTGTTTCAATTTCAGTTTCCTCAATGTTATCTACTTGAGGATCTAATGTTTCATATGTTTTTCTAGGTCTAGCCATAATAAAATATAATTAAATAATTAAAAAAAAAATAAACAGAGGCCACAAATTGCAGCCTCTGTTTTGAATTAATATTAAGCCGCTGTAGACTTAAACAACACGAAGTTGTTAGCAGCCTGTGTAACTAAACATCTTTCAGAAAGGAAGTTAACTGTCATCGCATCAAGAGATGAAGTAACAGCACCGCCCACAGAACCTGTAACCCAAGACTTCATTCTACGGTCATCAGCCTCTGAAGCACGATAACGAACGTGAAGGAATGGTCTGCGTACGTTAGTACCCAACATTTGATCGTAAACAGTTGATGTTCCAGCAGGAACTAAAACTCCATCAATGTCTTGAGTAAGACCACGAGTAGAAGCATCGTTAAGATATTTCCAATCTGTCTTATAGAAGTCATAAGAACCTCTACGGAATCCAGAGAAACCAAGATTCAAGGCCATGTCAGCGCTGTTTTCAAATACACCGTAAGAAGTACCACCAGCACCGTAAGAGTTTTGAGCTGCAAGCATATCATCAAAATCAAGAGAAGTACCTCTGTTTAAGAATAGCATATTCTCTTCAATAGCACCCTGCTTATCAAGGTTATCTAATACTTTATCAAAGTCAGCAAGACCTGTAGCAGCAGAGAAGTTATTGTAAACATTCCCTCTTTCTTCAATAGCTGCGAACATACCTTGAGTTCCTTTTACGAAAGCATTTGAACTACCTCCAGCAAGTTGTCCGATAGCAGCAGAACCAGCAGCCGCAAGTTCACCTTCTACAGATACCATTTCCAAATAGTCTTGAAAACGCAAGCGAGTCTCGCCTTCAGCCTTCAAGTACCATAGGTATCCAGATAGACCAGCTTCATCAGTTACTTCAACCCACCCAATTTGAGCTGTGTCAGAACCAGAAATCTCGTAATTATCTTTAATGATAACTGGACTGTTGTTGTATTGAGTAAAAGAAGGAGTAATGCTTCCACTCATGCCTTCAGTACCTTTACCAAATTCAGATCCGTAAACAAAGATTTTGATGCTACCACCGCCTGTAAAGTTAGAAACAGCATCTAGGTTAGCAGCATCATAAGGATAAGCGTTGATTTGATACAAGCCTCCCATTGTAGGAGAAGGAGCAGCAGCTACAAAACATTTAACAGAGGCAAATGTAACTGTATTGTAAACTACAATAGTAGAACCAGCTCTGATAGCTGGAGCGATTGAAGCACCTACTGAGTTCTCACCAGCTAAACCAGTAATCAAAGTTGTGCCAGTTCCTATCTGAATATCAGACGGGAATGTTGCGTTTGCTCCACCCATTCCGTCTTCGTAAGAAAGGTGTAAACGATTTTGCTCAGACCAAATAACTTGATCAGATGTCATTGGCATTTCAGCGCCAACCATTCGAAGAAACCCAGATACAGTACGATTGCCGTAGCGCTCTACTTCTGCTTCATAGATTTCTGGTAAATACTGTTGGGCGAAATCGTTTCCGCTGCCATCAGCAAAGTTTAAGTAAGAACCCTCTGTAATACTCTTGAATGGAGTAGGGGTCAAAGAAAACGAACCTAACGGATCGTTAGTTGCAAATGTTCCCATAGTTTAATTTTTAAAATTTGTTTTTGTTAATTTTTAGTTTCGAAGAACTAACACCATTAACAGCCTTAACCTTTAAACCACCTATAAACAAGCTATCGTTAGCTGTCTGTCTTGGAGAATCTGTTGTTATGTTTTTAGATTTAACAGAAACATCCCTGATAGCATCAGCCTTTCCTTGCTCATAGAAGTGTGAGGCAATTTTGTCAACGTTTTGAGCTGCATACATTGCTTTGTGATAACCACTTAGGTCTTTTACATTGCCTTTTTCATCGAGAAACTTTCCCAATATATTGTCAATATTAGACTGTGATTCAGCAATTGAGTCAGTGTTGCTCACTCCGTACCTAAATTTCTTTTCTCCAAAATCAAAATCAAAACCTTTGAATTCATTTTGGAAGAAGTTTTTAGTTTTGGATTGAAACAACTTACTGTTCTCTTCAGCTTTTTGTTGTCCTTCTTTATAACGATTGAAAAAGTCCGTTGCTTTCTTTTGTTCGTTGGATAACGTAGGTCTCGACTTGATTTCCTCGTAATATTTACCCTTTAAATCATCTAAGAAAGAACGAGCTTTTGAAACCTCTTCTTTTTTAGCGAGTTTTTTTAACTTGATGTCTCGCTCATCATCAATGTCTTCATCATAACTAAAGTTTTCATCAATTATAAAGTCCAATTCCTCGTTATCAAGGTGTGGTTTTATTTTTTTATAGTACTCCTTCAGTAATGTTTTTTCATCAACAGTAGAATAATCTGCGTTAAGTCTCAGATAATCATTTAAGTCACCACCTGTTTCATTGATAAACTCAACTAGCTTGTCAACACCAGCGGGTAATGATAGGCTTACTTTATCATCTGTAACCTCAATAGGGCTTACAAAATCCATTTTCTCCCCTATTTCAATAATTGATTTTTCTGATTCAGTTGTTTCAAGCTCTTTTTTTTCTACTTCTACAACCTCTTGTAACTTAACTTCCTCAACCTTGTCATCTACATTTTTAGCTGATAAATCTAGCTTAGTTACTGTCTCTTGTGTTTTTTTAGGTTTTACTTTTGATAAATCCAATTTTGTTTCTGCCATAATAGTATAATATATAATTGTTTAAAAGATTACCTTGGTTCGAACTGCTCCAAGCCGATGCCTCCTAGCACATCATTCCCGGATGATTCAAAATCCGTTGGTAGTAAATTGTTTTTCCTTTGATTAATAAGCTCACTTTGCTGTGATGCTTGTATTTTAGTTCGCTTGTCTTTTCTGTCTTCCGTTTCTCTTACTTTTGTTCCTTCAGAATTAGCTTTTATTTGAGCTAACTGCATATTGAAATCAAACTCCGCTTGCATCAAACCTCTTTTAATCTCAGCTTCCTCTCTCATCTGTGTGATTATAAAGTTTGATTTTGCTTGCTCAATATTTATTTTTTCAGCAGTAAGCGCTTGTTGTTTTTGAGTTTCAGCCATAGCAGCTCTTTCAGCAGCCTGAGCGTTAGCCTCTCCCTGCATCTTTATATTCTGTTCTTGCTGCGCTCTTTCTCTTTCAAGCTTCTTTTGTCTTTTCTGCTTTAGAATCTCATTAGCAAGTTTGATGTTGTTTATCTCTCTAATGTCAATAACATCTTCTATGTCGATTCCTCCCATCTTTAGGGCAATCTGTATGTTTTGCTCCAACTGAGCTTTTTCTTCATCTTCTGGCTCAAGTTCTAGATAAATACCAAAGTCGTGTAAGTGAAGCTTGCTAATTTCTTGAAGCGTACCTACATTGTAAGCACTTATTGCGCTTTGAAGAGAATTGTTTGTCAATGCAAATTCAACAGAGTCAGCAATTCTTAACGACAAGTTTTCAGCCGTTCTAGCAATCAAATACAAGCTAGACTGTAATATGTGTCTAGTTGCTACATTTGACGCATTAGCGGCAAGCTTCTGAAGCCCTACGAGCGTATCCTCCATTGGAGTGCTACCATCTCTTGCTTCGTTAAGACCAGTCACATCTCTGATCATCTGCAAGTAGTACTGATAAGTATTTATTAAAGCAGCTAATTTTGCTTGTCCGTTTGATGAGTTTAATTCCTGGATAGGAACTTTCCCTCTGTTTGCGTCACCTTCTTGTGTTAATGACCTGCCAAGTATACTACCTGTTTGGAAGTACATATTTAAAGCTTCCTGCGGACTATAATTCGTTCCATTACCTAAGTCTACTTCAGCTAATCCGTCAACATCCAAATAAACACCATCTGGTACTAATCTAGATATAACCTGTTGTATTTTTAGGTTAGTGATATTAATCATATCTGCAAATCCTGTAATCTTACTTACGGTAGACTCTATCCTTCCCTTATACATTCTAGGAGCTGTGATAGCGTAATTCATTCTAACCTTAGTTGTGTCAGCGTAAGGTCTAGTCATGTTTTCAGCTAACCTCCAATCAATCATTCTATCTCTTCCAAGTATTTTTACGCCTTGGTATAAAACATCTATAGTTCTAGAAACTCTTTGGAATGTGTCTGACTGAGGTGGGTTGAATGAGTCTGTTTTCTCTAATACTTTTTCTAATCCAGTTCCAGTTTGTTTTATTTTGAATACTTGATTCATATATGTCTTATACTCAAAGTATAAAACCTGAACAGTATTTTCATCGTAATCATTCCACCCAACAACAAAATCGTTTCGATTCCCCATCTTAGAAATCTCATTAAGCTCTTGCTCAGATATATTTGGGAATTGCTTTTTCAGCTCTGGTATTGTTATTGACTTAACCTCTCCAACATAGTATATATCTTCAAAGTTTGGGTCTTCTGTGTAAGACCAAACCATTCTAGCCGGGTCGCAGTACTCAATGACGATGCCCTCTGATTTATTCCAACTTGTTTTTACTGATGCGATACCAAGTACGGTTAAATCTAGGTTTAATCTTCTTCTTGTTAATTCAAATTTGTTTTTGTCAAACGTATTGTTTATTGCTTCTTCTTCAGCTATCTCTATTGATGGCTTGTATTTTAGTTGCATATATATAGCCACCTCTTCAGGGTTCTCTGGCATATCAACCTTATTTGGGAAGTTAGAAACATCTATACCTAAATCGTTTTTCAACTTTTGTATTTGCTCTTGAGCTACAACATCTCTTAATAAGTTGTTTGCGTAGTTTGTTCTTTCTTTTAATGAAGCTGGGTCTTGAGAGTATGCGTTAATCTTATACTTCTTTTCAGACATCCCATTAACCACTATATCCACAAACTTTGATATAACTGGTACTGGCTTCCAATCTAAATTAAGGTATGACAAATCACCATTTATAGATAATTCATCCTTGTATTTTTGTATAGGTTGTTCACCTCTAGCGTACAATCTTAAGTTGTGGTACTTATTCCAGTTAGTAGCAAATCTGTTTCCGCTTCTACCACCGTTAAACCACTCACCCTCTATAGCTCTACCAACCTGAGCGCCATACTCAAAACTACTTTTTTCCTCATCACTAACGACTTGGCTTGGGAACGAACTATTTGGATTTGTACTTATACTCATTTATTTATTATTTTGGAAATGTTACCAGAGTTGTCATATCTTTTAAATCCAAGACTGATGTTATTTCTAACTACTTTATTTATGGGTGCATATCTATTTTTGTTACAAGCCATTATTGCTAGTCCTGAACTAATAGACGCATCAAACTTTGTTCTGTTGTTTATATCAAATCTCGCCCAATCATTTAACGTCCTATCAAAATACATATCTCCAAACTCAAAATCTCCTAGTTCACCAACACATTCATCTATGTAGGTTTCTATAGCAGCAGCGTGAGCTTGTTTTACATCCTCACTTGAGTTTGGTATTCCACCTATTTCTTTTTCCGTTTGCGAAAGGTTATTCCAAACCCTATCTGGTCTGTTCATTGAAAAACCCCTATATCCTCTTCTCTTTATGTGGTACAACAATCTTGGCTTGTTATTCTCACATAGTATAGGCATACCGTAAAAAATGATAGCCATTAAAACATCTTCAAAAAATATTTCAGCTGTTTGAGGTCTAGATATGTATTCTAAGAAAAAATGATTAGCAGGAGCTTCTTCCATTGAGAACTTTGTCAATCCATGTAATGAACCATTTGAACCTGAGCCGCTTACAGTTCCTGAAATATCGTAACTATCGCAACCAAATGCTCCTATATGTTCATTACCAGGATATTTAACTCCATTCTTTATTATTACTCTATTTTGTAAATTTATAGGAGGAGTCCAAGAAATTAAAAATCTACCATTATTACTTGGCATAAATATCACCCTTGTGTCTGGTATGCCATTTTCCCATTGGAAATTACCTTTAGTTAATATGTTAGTATTTCTAAGATCTTGGTTGTAATCTACTTGCTGGTAAATTTTAGCAAGATTAAACAATGAATTTTTAGCCTCATCTCTAAAAGCGTGTTCTACACTTCTTGGAAACTGTCTGTAATATTCATTTAACGCATCTTGGTCTTTCTTTAATCCATCAACTTCGTTTTGCCAGTAATCAATAACTCCTGTTTTTATTTGATTACCATATGGGTCGTAAATTTTTTCTTCTGGAGTTTCAAACACTGGATATCCGTACTCATCTATATATCCTTCATAATTCCATTCCATTGAAATAAATAAAGAATACAAGCCAGATGATGTCTGTCCGTTTGCGTTTCTTTTTGTTACGTCAGAATTTTCATAAAGCTTTTTAAAGTTATCTCCTCCTTTATCTAAAGAATTAGAAGTAGAACCCATCATGCACTTGCCAATGATTCGACTACCTAATCTCAAACACGTTTTTGTAATCCTCCAATTGTTAAGTATGTTAGTTGGTTTTTCCCATTTACCAGATTCATCGTGAATTAGTATTAATAATTTTTCACCATCGTAAGAGTTATCACCTGTATTTTTCCAGTCTATTGTTGTATCAAGACCGTTTACATCTTCAATATGAACATTAGTATCTAGTTTTTTTCTAGTAAACTTAGACGCTGGAACTCTATAGGCTAATTCTGTTTTAGGTCTATCCATACCGTCCTGTATAGGCTTAAAGAAAAATGGATAATTTACAGATATAGGAACAACCTTATCCGTAAACATTTTTTTAGCATCCTGCCCAGTTTTTGATAGTATCCCAAATCTAGAGTCGCTAGACAATGTTGCTACATTAACTACTTCGGCTGAAGACATAAATGAAAATCCAGATCTTCTATTCTTTAAGTAACACATTCCATAAGACCTTGGGTCAGCCTTGCAAGCCTCCCAAAAAATAAAAAATATCCTGTTTGACTCTCTAAAGTCAGGAGTGCCAACATCAATCTTAGACCACTGAAGATACGTGTAGTGAGACCCAGTTATGTATGTTGGTTTGTCTTTATTTACAAACCAAAAACCATTTTCTCTTTTATTAAACTCAGAGTCTATGTAGTCAAACCAATTGTTTTTAAAATTATCTGAGGCATCATTCCAATCAAATACTGTCTTAAACCTTGATAATTCTTTTGGTAATTCTGTATGAGTCCATTTATTTTTACTGAACTTAACTACATCAAACTCGCTTGGAAGTGCTATTTTTAAGTTTTGTATTTCGTATACTTCACCTATTTCACCAGTCTTGCTTATAACAACCATGTCGTGGTCTTCGTTATATCCATACTGCCACTTCTTAGCCTTGTTCATTTTCTTTAGAACATGAGGCTTTATGTAATCATCTAATACTTTTATTAATGACTGTTCGTACATTACTTCTTAGATCTACCTTCAGCAAAACCAGAAAAAATCTTTTTTGAAGGATTTGATATTTCAATATCATTCAAAGCATTTTCTTCGTCATTTATTCTGTTAAGAATTTCAAACGCATCAAATATCGCAAGCTTTTTAGTTGCTGCCGCATTCTTTAATCTATCAGAAGAAACATCATCTTCTCCCCCTGTAACTATTGGTTCTTTAGCAACCTTAATTAATTCCTCAACTGCCGTTCGTCCAGCTTGGATTATACTTAGTTTCATTTCCTTCATCTCCATAAGAAAAGACAATATTTTTAGATTTCATACAATATAATAGCTCACCATCTACAACAAACTCAAACTCAGACTCAGGAGTGAATCCAACAACCATTCCTGGATGTACATTATTTTCATCAAGAATCTTATTTCCAAATTTTAAAATTCCAGTAAGAGCTTTTTCTTTTTTAGTTGACCACTTGTCAGTATTAACAAGTGGTTGAACAAAACAATAATCAAGGTTTGATTTATTGTCTGCGTATAAATATATCTGCTCTGGTGAACAAGCGTACATATCGTCTGCTATATGACTCCTACTGTTTTTTTCATTACCTCTTATGTCATAAAACCTTCTAAAAACATTGTGGTGAACAATTACTTTGTCACCAACTTTTATATCGGTTTTTATGGCTAAAGGCGTAGCGATTACTTCTGCTTCATTACTAACACTTTTATAGCTCTCTATTTTAGTGTTTGTAACAAAATCAATACCACCAATTTTCTTAGTGTTATTGTACCTACTATTTGTAGGTTTGATAATAAAATCATACACACTGTTCATGCGTATTAGTATTTTAAATCATACTCAACAGATATACCCATGTTTTTATTAAAGTCTTTCCAAGGCATTACCTCATTGTTTTTTGTTATGTACACTCTGTATACATTTTCTTCTTCAATGTTCTGTATATCGCAAATACAATGATCATCATAAACTGGTTGCCCAACAGAAAAATGCATTGAGTTTTCTTTATACTCTTTACCAACAGTTATCTTCCTAATTTTATTCATCTAACTGATTCTGATCAATCATTGTATAAGAGCCATCTGATAAATTTATATTTACAGCTCCGTATTTAGACTCAAGTTCTTTTTTTGTTAGATTAGAGTTTATTAAAACCTCATTGTATCTATTTAACATGGTATTTTTTTCAACCTCAATAAAGCCAATTTGCTTTAGTAAGTTATTCATCTCTACTTGTTGAGACACAACTTTATCAAGTTCTTCCTGTTCGATTTTCATATAATTAAATTTAATTAGTGTTGAGTATTATTTTTTAGGCTTCATTTTATTTTTGCCTTCTGTTTTGCTTTTTTTAGAATATCCTTCAGCTAATTTCATAGCTTTTGATTCTTTTTTCTCGTGGTTTTTATCCTCTTTGTACTTCATCTGTTATTGTTGTTATTTTATTTATTAGACAGATATTGAACCATAAGGTTTCCCACCTTTTTTGTAAGCTTCTTTTTCCCAAGGCTCTTTGCCTGTACCCATCATGTTTAATGACCTAGGATATTTCTTCCCTTTCCAATAAAAATTAGGACCGTCAAAACTTAGGTCACCCCTTTTAATTTGGTCAACATGAACTTTTTCATGCTTTATTACATCCTTGTGGTATTTAGGGTCTAAGTCCTTGTTTAGTAATATAGTTCCATTCGCATTAGTTCTCCCAAGAACATAAGGCTCGTCACTAAAATCATTTAGATATACAACTGGACTATCAAGATTATACGGTGGTTTAACTAACTTGAATCCCATATTACTTATTTTTTAACTCCACACATAGCCGCGCCTTTTCCACCCATGTGTTTTGATATAGGATTATGACCCATCATAGACGGACCTCCGTAACCAGTGCTTTGGCTTTTTGTGTTAAATCTATCTAGTTTAGAAGATTGTTCTTCTTTTCTTTCTTTGCTTTTTTTAATACCCTTTGTAATTGCTTTAGAACCACCTTTTAACGCAGCTGTTCCTGCTGCTGTTAATCCAGCTCCTACTGCTCCTGCTGACAAACCAGTTGCTGCTGCTAAAGTACCTGCTAACGCAGTTCCCGCTATTGCTGTTGCTACAAAACTCATATTGTTATTTTTTTTAGTAATTTAATATCTTCTATCGAGATGATTGGATCATCAAAATCCTTTGCTATAACATCTTCTTCTACTTCTTCTGGAGTTTTTTTATCAGTAGCATGAACTGTTATAAAAACACAGTCAGTGTGAGTGTAAATTATCCTTTTTGTTCCGGGCTTTGTTATTCCGTGATAAGGAGCTTGTAAATGCACAACGCCACTTTCTGTCAATACAGACATACTTCCCTCCATTAAGAAAAACGGATGTTCCTGCTTATGTATTTTTGTAACAATTAACTGATCAGCTGGATTAAATATTTTTCTAATATAACACCCATCAGAAAAAGTATGCTCAGTAGGATTGTAAGCGTGCAATTCATCACCAACCAACACACCGTCTTGGTTTAGCATTTTTTGTTCCAAATCTGTTATTTTATCCCTAAAATCTTTTCTCCTTCTTAATTCTTGACCTATTTCCCAAGCTTCATCAAAGTCAAATGTATGTTTTAAACCCAGCTCTTTTGTGTGTTTGATAAACTGATCTTTAGCTTGTTCTTTTGTTAATGGATTATCATTAACCTGAGCGGCTATATCTTTTTCTGTCATTTTATTTTTTTTGAGAAGAATATCCTCTTGAGCCTCCTTTAGCACTAAACCTGTTTCTAGCTTGTTCTTCTTTGTATCGCTTATCAGCAATTAAAGAAGCGGCTTGTGACACACCTGTTTCTAAAGCTCCTATAGCAAGACTTCTAAGCATATCCTTTGTACCTGGATGCTTTCCTTCTATATCTGTCAGTTTTTTATCAGCTGTTAGGTACGCTGTTTTAACTTTATTGTACGGCTTTTGATTATTCTCAGAAGGCTTGTACTCACCCATCTCTCTTGACTCTATCTCCTTTAATCCTAATTCTTTTTTATTAAATGGATTTAATGTAGGCATTTTTGACATAGGGTCTTTATCAGTCATCATGTTAGGACCACTAATATTTTTATGGTTGTACATACGCCCATACATAGAAGGTCCAGACATTGTTTTTAAAGAACTAGAAACAGCATTTGGATTCTCAACAGCGCTTTTACTGTATCCTTTCATATCATCAGGAGTTTTACCAAGCTCTTTGTTGAGCCTTTTTATTTCTTTTTTCTTCTTACCCATGTCGATTATTTTTTCGCTGTTTTGGCAGCTTTTTTAAACTGTGATTTAGTTGGAGCGCCTTTATCTCCAGGTTTTCTCATTTTTTCTCCTGAACCTTCTTCAATTCTTTTGCGCTTAGCGTGAATGTTAGCATATAATCCTTTTCCCACTTTGTTACTTTTTTGATTTAGCCCCGGAACACTTCCATCTTTTTCTTGATAGATTATTTGGAGTGTTTGGGTCGTTTTGTTTTTCTTTTGATAATCCGTTTTTTATACCAAGACTTCTAGCGCAATATGAATCGCCTTTAGACGTTCCCGGCTTAACTCTTGGACCACCATCTTTAGCTTGACCAGCTTGTCCGTAGCTAACTTTTTTTCCAGTGGATGTTATTTTTACTTTTGCTTTTCCTGCTCTAGGTGTTGGCATCTTATCTCAGTAATTTAAAGGTAAATCTTATGCCTAGTATACCTAGGACTATTAGTAGCAATGATACAGCAATACCCTTGACATTATTTGTCAATTCCTTTATAATTCCCTGCTCTTTTACTACAACCCTCTCAAATGGTATCTTAATGAATTGCGTAACTGTGTCGCTTTCGCATTTACCTTCAATGTAAACTGAATCATTAACTCTAACATATTTAATCTTAAGTTTATCTTTATATATAAAAGCAGTATCACCAGGAACATCAATGAACGATGTATCCATTTTAATCTCCTTAGTGATAATACTAATCGTGTCATATAGTGTGTCTTTTTGTAGTAATTGAGGATATTTAATTGTCAACTTCTCTATCTTTCTTTCGGCTTTACGGAGTTTTTTCTCCATCTTGCCTTCAAATGAACAGCTAGATAGTACAAGTAAAAACACACATATTAAGAAATTAATTCTCATCTAGATACTGTATTGTAACCTCTTTTCCGTCCTCAAGTGCCTTGGCGATCTTTGGGTACATCTTCTTGTAAGCGTCAACACTTCTGCCAATCACTCCGACAAGATCTGCTGTTTCGCCTACTAAAAGGCATCCTGCTGTATGCTCGTCCGTGTTGCCCGTGTGTATAAGTATCCACTGAAAGTTTGGTACGTCCTGTACGTGTAGCATTCCCTTGTGCATACTTCCGTACTTGGCTGTGTACTTTGCGTGGAAGCCTCCCTCTTTTCTAAACTTAATCTTGTATGTTCCTGCTGGGATTCTTGTCTCTTCCTTTATCTTAACGTCTCTGTGTTCGTCCTCTAAGGTAAAGCACTGAAACACTCCGTCAATAAACATTGCGCCTACTGTAGCGTCTCCTGTGTCGTGCAGTCTTTGTACTTTAATCTTCATCCTTTTCTTTTTTACCGAATATCTCGCCCGCAGCAGATATGCCAAATGTACCTAATGTAATGTAAACAAACGAGTTAAAGATTATGTCGTTTATTACCAACTCCTTGCCCCATATACCTGTGGCAATATCTACAGCTGCAAATAGCGACATCATTGCAAACGAAAGGAATCCAACAATGTTCTTTTCGTTGTACTTGTTCCTGTTATTAAATATCTCCCAAAATGCCATTACTACTCTGCTTTTGGTTTTCTTGTTGACACTCTAGATTTAGCAGCGTGAATCACCCTTTCTTCTAGTCTAGCTATTGTAGCAGTTTGCGCTAGTAGCAGCTTATTGTAATCCTCTAATTTTTCTCGCAATTCTTGAATCTCTTTACGAAGTTCTGCAATTGTTTCCTCGTGCTGTCTTACGATAGCGGCAGCTTGTAATGTACTCATTAACCAGTCTCGCTTAAAGTATCCTAACACTATCAAGCCAAAAAATATGACTGTTGATACTCCGTAATCCTTTACTAGCTCTAGCAATTCTCTTAGTAACTCCATCTTGCTTTTAACGATTGAGGATTAATAACCCTTTGCTCTTTCTGTAATTGGACTTCTTTTACACGCTGGTTGGTTTTTAGCTAAAAGCTGAATACCGTTAATACCATTGCTGTCACCTTTTTTTGTTGGAAACATACTTGTATCTAAAGGACCATCCCACACTGCATTTATTCCTAATTGTTTATTCATTTTGCTTAGTTTTTTTCTTTAATTTTTTTAAAAAATACCTCTTGAGGAAATATCACCATAAAGCCTTTTAAATAAATCTCCCAAACCTTGGTCAGCTCTATTTGACACTGGATTAATGCTAGGCGAAGCTGGTATTTCAAAGTTTGTTTGATTAATCTGCGGAGACGGAGTAGCACCATCTCTTGATATCTTTCCTTTTATCCCGCTCACTTTAAACAAGTCTTCGTTTTCTTCTTTAAAAACCTGATTTTGAGCATCGTCTCCTCTTCCTTTGTTTACAACATTACGCATCCTGTAAAGTTCTTTTTGCTCAGGAGACATTGTTTCTACTGGTGATGGTTGAGGGGTTTGTGGTGGTGGTTGTGTTCGATTTGAATTACCAGGATTCGTAGTATAATTATATGCTTGTCCAATATTGCTTTGTTGAAATTTATCAACGGCAAAATCAGCGAAGTTATTAAATGATTCTCCTAAATTAAATCCCATTATTACTCCTCATTTTTAAAATGTTATTCTTGCTAGATCTTTTTATAGCTTTATCAATAGCCATCATTGCTGGTCCAGGAATATCCTCTTCAACATAGTTCATAATTCTATTCATAGACCTAGACTTAAGTCTTCTATCTTTATAATCGCTTTTATTAATGATGGGTTCTGAAGCGTTATAAATATTAATTATATCTTTTTGTTTAGGATTGTTTTTCATTTTAAGAAATTGTCTTGTAGTATATATTACCTCTTTTTGTCATTATTAACAGAAATGATTGACTTGGATAAAACTTTGTCACTATATGTTTTACCGAGCATTATCTTATTGTAGCTACTCGTTGGTAAATTTTCTTGCCCAAGCATTATCTTGTACATCTTATTAATCATTTGCTTAGTTCTTAAAGAAACCTCGTATATGTTGTATTTTTGAGTAGTTTGATTCCTTGTTCTCCAAACAACAATCCAACCATTCTTAAATAATCTATCCCATCTTCTTTTGTCCCAGCTGTACGAGAAAACACCTTTTTCGTAATCATTCTTTGTGAATCTACCCTCACAGTCCAGATATATTAATAACTCAATATCTGAATCTGTGAGGTCATTAGATTTACAGGCCCATTTCCTAATAGTCCTGTAGTGTTTTAATAGACTTGTTTCTTTTAGATATTGTGGGTCTATTTTCATACAACCACAACAACATCAAACTCTTTTATTACTTTATACACAACTCCTTTGATATCCATATCAAAACCAGCGTGTCTATCATAATAAATTGTGTCACCGTCATTAATTCCTTCGACTAGCGTTCCTATCTTGAATACAGTGGCTTCCCTGTATCTAATATCATCCTTATGAGCATTAGACAACTCTAAACCACTTGCGTTTCTTGTGACTCCTTCTTTAACAGGAGTGATCAGCATATACTTACCTATTACTTCCATTACATTTGTCTTAAGTTGCTAATAACACAATTTGTAGACATTATTGTTGTTGCTACAGACACAGCATTCTTCAATGCGCTTTTTGTAACCAACAATGGATCTATGATTCCACTTTTAATCATATCTACAACCTTACCAGTTTTTATGTCAACGCCATATCCTGCTCTCTTATCATAGATAATCTCTTCGTACTCACCATTAGTCATAATAACCTCGTAAGGTCTTCTAATAGCCTTCAAAAACGCTTTCTCGATATCATTTGAAGGTCTAACTTTATCAGACGCGTTTAATAATGCAACTCCACCTCCTGGCAGTATGCCTTGCTTGATGGCTGCTCTTGTTGCGCAAATAGCGTCTTCAACTCTATCACTTTTTTCTTTTAGTTCTATTTCTGAGTTTGCTCCAACCTTTATAACTGAGACCTTACAAGATAAAACAGCAAGTCTTTTTTCTAATTGGATTTTCTTTCCCGGTAGGTTTGTTTCTTCAATCTGAATTTTAACACGCTCTATAAGTTCTTTAACTTCATCGCTAAGAGACTCTACTTCTAGAATTGTTTCTTCTCTATTTGTAGTTGCTTTTAAACAGCTTCCAAGGTGTTCTGGTTGAATTAAATCCATGTCATCACCAAGGTCTTCATTAATAACAGTAGCTCCTGTTATCATTGCAAGGTCATGCATTTTTTCTTTTCTGTGTATACCGTAATCTGGAGCGTCAACAACGTTAACCTTTATGTTACCTTTTATTTTATTCATTGCTAATGCTGAGATAACCTGCTCATCAGCATCACCGATAATCAGCAATTCTTTTTTGTTTTTTATAACATAAGCAAGAATTGACTCTATCTTTCTTATGCTTTCTATTTTATTCTCGACAATTAGAACAAGAGGATTATTTAAAACGCAAGCGCCAGTATCTTTATTTGTAATAAAATGAAAGTTCTTCAATGGCTGGTCTAATGTTGCTCCATTAACAACTTCGAAAGATGTTTCTTCATCTCTTGATATCTCCATTGTGACTACACCACCTTTCCCAGACGCATTAAAAGCAGATGAAATAATTTCCCCAATTTCCTCATCGTTATTTGCAGAGATAGTAGCAATGTGTTTTAACATATCTCCAGTAACCTCTTTGGATCTGTCTTCCAAGTATTTCAACACTTTAGTTGTTGCTGAGTTTACACTAGACTTTATCTCTCTTTCACTAAAGCCTTCAATCTTTTGGCATTCACTTATAATTGAGTGTGCTAGTATTGTTGCTGTAGTTGTTCCGTCACCAGCTTCTTCAACTGTTTTTCTAGCGGCTTGTTTTAAAAGAGTAGCACCCATGTTTTCTACTGGGTCTATTAGTGTTACAGCATTCGCTACGGTTACACCATCTTTTGTTACAATTGGTTTACCAGAAGAGTCTTCTAGTAAAACACATTTTCCACTTGCTCCTAATGTAGAGCTTACTGCTAGGTATAATTTATCAATACCTCTAAATACGTTATCTCTAGCTTCTGTTCCAAAGCTTAGATTCTTAATGATCTCGTTAGACATTATTTAATTAAATTTAATTTACTTATTAAAAAGACGAAAACTTAGAAAACTAGATGTCTTTATATTTTGTAGATTACAGTATGGTTATATTTCTTCTGTTGG